ATGCAATGTCAGAAAATAATAATACATCTGCTGGTGTAGGATCATCGGTTAATATAGCACCATTAAAATATATAAAATGAATACCTTCGGTATTTGATATTACAACTGTTTTTGTTGTAGAAACTGTATATTTAACACCACTAACCCAATAATTAAAACTTGTTACAACAGGTGATATACTAAAAGTTCGTGTAGACTCATCAAAACTAAAATAACTATCAGTTCTATTTTCAAACCCAGTAGGCTCTTTTGTTACTTCGTTGATATTAATTAAATTATCAGCCTTAGTTAAAGCTTCTTCCGCTTTTAATGTAGTTGAATCAATAGAACTATAATCCCATACACCATTTTGTGTCCCAGAAGTTCGTAAAATAAAATCGGCAAAAGATTTTGATAATATTGTTTTAAATAAAGTAATTGTATCATTATAATAAATAAATACATTAAAGTCAGTGTCATTTAAAATCGTAATATGCGTCCCATTTAATAAATTTGTAGAATTAGGTAAATAAACCGAAAAATTGGATCCCGATCCTGTTATAATTTGTAATGAACCAGATGTAGATGATAATGTATAAGAACCATTTGAAGTTGATGTTATATAATCAGGAGATTCTATTACACGTTGATATTTTAAAGATCCTCCTATAGTTACATCGTTATTAATATATGCATTTCCTGATGTTAAACTATTCGATAAATTTAAAAATACACCAGATATATTAGAACTACTTAAATTAATTGTATTTGCTGATGATACATTAATTGTTAAAGCATTAATATCACCAGTTATACCTACACCACCGTCTACTAATAAAGCACCTGAACTAATACCTGTTGATACAATGGTATTAGTAATATGCGTTACACCATCAATTCTAACACCACCTAACGAAACTAACGCACTTTGATCAGTTGTTATAATACTTATCCCTCCATATGTAATTAAAGCACCACTTGAATTAGTAGCAGGTGATGTATCTAAAATTTCAATACCATTAATAAATGTATCTTGATCTACAGATGACATCTTTATTATTATTATTAAATAAATAATATTTAATAATTTGACAAATTTGATAATAATTAAATTTAAATAATAAACACATCGTCAATTTCAACGTCAGTGTCAATGTAAATTTCATTATAACCTCCAACATTTTGTTCTTTATAATAATAAAATTGATATAATATTACAAAATCGGTAATCATTGACGTTATCGAATCTATAATCCATTGAATATTTAACAAAAACAATTCAATAAAAGTATGACCGTCAATCATATTTACAAAAATACTTGATAAAAAGCAAATATTTGTAAATAACATTGATAAAAATGTTACAAATGATAAACCACTGACACTTTTTCTTGTATAATTTAAATATATCTGTGGTAATTTTGCAATACTAAATAATAAACTTGCATTCCATGCCAATAAATCAATTAAAGTAATATGGTATTCTGTAGATGTTTGTAAAAAAATTGTTAAAAATATTCCAATCAAAGAATTTATTGAAACAAGTACAATTAATATTTTTTCATTAAATGTTAATTTGATATTTTCTATAAAACGATAATATACTACTTGTATTAAAAATATACTATTTACAATACTATGATGAATACCTATATAAATAATTGACACAGATGTATTTTTTAAAATTGCAGAAATTAAACTTATAATACTACCCCAAAATATATATACTAATAATAAAATACTCAACGCTTTTGTTGATTTTGTTTTATAATTCAAATACATTTGAGGTATCAAAACAAATATCCAAATTACCATATTTGCAATAGCAAATACCAATGATAATATTTCACCTAAAAACATTTAGATTTTAATAATTAATTTTACATAATAATTATTAAATTCAATTTATTAGACCAACATGTGCAAAAGTGTGCCACCAAACGGTTCACCATCACTTATCTCATTGGATCGTACAACTGAGCAGGCGTGTTATGAAATTATTCTACAATTTTTGAACGATTTCGTAATTTATTTTTATATTCCGGATCAATTTCTATTTCGCGTTTTTTTGGACTAACTTTTACACGAGACATTTTTTGTAATAATAAATCAAAGTCATCAAGTGGTTTTTTAGTCTTTTTTTGTTTTTTCTTTTTTTTATCCTTTCTTTCAAGCTTAACACGTTTTAACGATTTTAAAATATCATTAAACATTTCATCAGTACCAGCATCACTTTCAATAACTTCTGGTGTTTCACTAATTTTCATCTTTTTTGGCGGTGATAATACACTTGGACGACGAATTATAATATTTTCACGACCACGTTTAATAGAACGCCTTGGTGCGTGAGATAATACATCAGTTGAAAAATCAAAAACAGTTTCAGATGGTTCACGTGGTTCAGGTGTTTCAATTACATATTTTTCAGATAAATTTGATTTTGGGGACAAAGATAACTCTGACATTTCTTTCAAATAAGAATCATCTGTTTCAGTATCGGGTTCAGTACCAAGTTCAGTATCGGGTTCAGTACCAAGTTCAGTATCTGGTTCAGTATCGGGTTCAGTACCAAGTTCAGTATCTGGTTCAGTATCTGGTTCAGTATCTGGTTCAGTATCTGGTTCAGTATCTGGTTCAGTATCACTTATAATATCGGATGTATTTAATTCACTATTACCTCTTTCTAAATTTCTGAGCATATCACTTAATCGTCGAACTTCATGTTGAACAAATTGAAGACGATTTTTTATAGTAGCAATTTGTACATCTTTGGTTTGTATATTTGACGTTTCAGATGTATCTCTTGAAATTGATAAATTATTAAAATTTAAATCATCGATTGAATCCATTTTTACTATTAACTAATAAAAAAAATTTAAAATTTATGGATTCTTATTTATAATTTATAATTAATTTTTGTTTCTTATTTTTGAAACATATTCCCTTGTAATATTTTTATTGAATTTTTCTAAAAAGCGTTTTGATATTTCTAAAAGAGAACCTTGAGAAGTTTTTATAAATTCTAATTCAGTTTGTGTAAATTTTTTTGCCTTTATAGTTCTTTTCTTTTTATTATTCAACATGTTTTGGTATTCATCTAAATTTTTAATTTCATCGTTTACATTTAATAACCCATTCCATAATTTACTTATAATATTTCTTGGAATAATTATTCCATTAAAATTATTTTTAACATAATCTGAAACGTCTTGTGTGGTTTTATTTTCAGATTTCATTCTTATAATTATAATTAATTGTTCTTTATTTAACAATTTAATTTTATCTTCTGGTATTGAAATATTTTTAATTTTTGGTTGTAAAATAATACGTTCTTTAAGTGGTTTAATTTTTCCAGAAATAATATTTGAAATTACGACGGATGAAATATTTTTATTGAATTTTTTATAAAAAATAGGAACTAAATCTTTTTGTAGAATTTTCGGATGTGTTTTTTTGTGATCTAAAATAAAATATATTTCTTCATCTGAATATTTTCGACTTCCTGATGTTTGTCTTTTTTCTTTATTAAATAATGTTGTATATTCTATATCATCTATAACTGGTTTTATAATTCCTTTATTAATATCTACAATATCTTTTTTTGTTATATAAATATTGTATTTTTTATAAATTTCAACTATAACATCTTCTTGAGTATGATATAGTGATTTATATGTTAAAATATCTTTTATTAAATTATCAGTAAAAACTTTTTCATCAATTACAGGTAAATTATAAGGTTTAAATGTTAATATTGTATCACCTAAACAAAATTTATTATCTTTAATATGATAAATTTTAGGTTCTTTTTGAAAATTATTATTTTTTTGTAAATTATCAAGACGTTTATTACACCATCTATTTTTCCATTCATTGTAAATTTGGTCAACTGTTTTTAATTCATCTAAATTAAATGCGTCACTAAATTTAGTAGTAAAAATATATCCAAAATAAATACCGCGTTTATGATTATGAAATAAGATATCACGTGGAAGTTCAAGATGTGAAATTAATTGTTTTAAAAAATCTAAACGGTCAACTCTATCTATTTGATATATAACTTTCCATGTATTATTATAATCTTTGCATGTTTTATATAATAGTCCAGGAATATTAACACTCCCTTGTCCTTTAGTATAACCAATCATTTTTAAACATTTTAATCTATCATATTGAATAGATTTACCGTTAATAGATGTAGTTATAATACCTAATAATGGTTCATTATATTTATTTTGATAATAATCGAATATTTCTTTACTAAAAGCTAAAGATGCTAACAATTTCCCACCTGTTGTATTAAAGCCAAATGGACTTAAGGGAACGCAACATGATATATTTAATATATTTTTCAAATATTTATCTTTTATATTTTTATTATCCCAATCTACATTAGATGTATTTTTTAAATAAATATCCCTTTCTCCTAAAGAATAAACATCTGAGCTTAAACACATTATTCCGATATAATTATTAGTATTTTCATCTTTTACTAAAATTTTTATTATCCGACCAATTAAACCAGTTTCTGGTAAGCTTGAAACAATTTTTCTATAATAGTTATATAATTGCTGTTGATTTGTATTTTCACAAAATTCTAAAACTGGTTTAATATTAAATTTAGTCCAATCATTTAAATTATAGATTTTATTATAAAAATTAGAATTTATTTGAGCTATTTTAATTTGTTCATATTTACAATATAATATTGAATCTTTATTAAATAATTTTTATGAGCATCTTGGTTTTTAAATAAAATGTTGTTTTTATTAATATCTACATGCTTTTCATTTTTAATAATTTTTTCAAATTCTGTTCTTTTATCTACTACTTCTTGGTTTATATACGTGTTTAATGTTTTAATAAATTCAAGTGCTGGTTTAATTTGAGATGTCTTGTAAATAGTATATGGAAGAATATCTTCTAATAATTGTTTACAGTTAGAACTATAAAAACGAACAGAATAATTTGAAATAGCATTTGTATTATTATACATTTCAGCAATTTTTTGTAAAATAATAGTGTCACTTTTTTGTGAAATACCAATAGTTAAATCATTTTCGTATAATTTAACACACCCTTCTGCATCAAAAAGACCTGCTATATAAGGTATAGTTAAGCGTTCATATGGTTTTAAAGTTGAATGTTTTTTCAATGATTTTAATTTATTATATATTTCTTCTTTTTCTGTTTTTTTATTTTGTACTTTAATTAATTGAAAATATTTTTTAGCTTCTAATAATTGTTCATATTTTAAAATTGAATACGGTAATAAATCATCTATAAGTGGTTCTATTTGAGAGCCCGCAGCACGTAATTGGTATTCAGTTCTTGAATTAGAATCACGAACATCGCCATATTTTTTAAGATATGGATAAATTCTTTGTATTGTATTAATAAAATCTTCATTAGATTGACTAAATTTAATACGTAAAGTATATCCTGAAGTACCTTGTTTTTCTAAACCAATTGAACCGTCACCATCAAAAAACCCACTTAAATATTGTTTAAAATGTTCTGTTTTATCCATGTATAGTAATTATTTTAATTTTACTTTTTAAAATTAAAATTAAAATCAGTTTTATTTAATATGATTATCATGGTTAAAAATAAATTAAGTAAAAATTTTTTCAAAAACCATGGTAAATTTTATAATCTTTTTAGTTATAAAATTTGTATAATTATGTGTCAATTTGACTAATTAGAGTAAGCTAAACCGCCCATACCCGCCATTATACGTAACACGTTATAATTGACCGCGTAGACACGTAGTTGAATGGGAGAAACACCAGTAGTTAAGTTTAATAAAAGAGTGGCGTTATCAATACGGGACATATTGACAGTTCCACTTGGCTGATGCTGTTCAGGGTTAAGAGCAAACGAGTACACATAGATACCGGTTGCAGGGCATCGAGTGTGGTGCTGGTACGGCTGAACAACATTGAAATAAGCAGCATTACGAACAGAGAAACGATCCTGTCCATTAAGTTGGAGCTTAGCATCAGCTAAGGGGTCAAGACCCTGGTAAACAGCCGCGTTACCATCAGCATCAAGAGCAGTGGTGTAATCAGCAAATCGATTAACGTTGGTCGCAACATTAGAAGCTAATTGAAGAACCCACACAAGTTCCTTGCAAGGATGGTTAAGAGCAAGCTTAGACTTGACAGCAGAGTTGCTATAAGATTCAGCTCCAGTAAATTGAAGCTGTTCAATTAAGTATTCGTGTTGAACCTGAGCAAATTGACGACGTTCATCAGTATCAAGATACACGTAATCAACATATAAGCTGGTATCACCTAACACTGGGGTTCCAGAATCAGGAACACTTCCAGTCGAGGTAATATAACAAGAGCTCGCGGAAGCGAAACTGACGTTAAACTTAACTTCGTGATACTGAAGAGCAATTAAAGGTAATGCTAAACCTGGATTTCTGCAACGTTCTAAATCTATATTATTAGATTTAGGTTGAGTATTACACCCAACATACCCTACCTTTCGGTATATTTATGAGAATTGAATTCTCGGGACTAGACTATATCTTAAGCCTTCATAGAAGTTGATTAAACTTCTCGGACCCACTGGCGTTTAGTCGTTGAACCTTCTCCATAATCTTATCATAGCGATTTTAGGAGCTTGGCTGCTGATTGCCCATATTATTTATCCGTGAGATTTTTACTATACCCAAGTTTTATCTTGGCCAGTATTATATTTCTATAATACTTTAGTACTCAACTAAATATAAGGATTTTTCATTAAATTATAAGTTGTCCAAACTTTATCTGATTTTTTCGAATTATCTCCTTCTGTAAGAGGTTGAATATTTTTATAATTAAAACAAATTTTTTGATGATGAGGATTTGATAAATCAAACCAAGAACAAGGTACTATATGGTCCAGCACAAAATTCTTTTTATCCCATGACATATCTCCATAAAATTTACTAATAAGATGTTGTTGGAAAATTTCCATTGAACATCCAAGTAATTCTATTGTTGATAAATACTTAGAAGTATTAGATGCATTGAGCATTTTACGTACTCTTGCTCTTAATCTATCTATCATAGCAAATTGTATATCTTGTAATCTTCTATTTTTTCTATACTCATTATAACGTTTTTTGTAATTAACATTTTCACGTCTATAAGCATTTATTCTAGTTTGACAACAAGATTTACATTCGTTTCTGTATTTATTAGTGTCATTTCTAAATTGATAATCATCTGTTTGTTTTATAATATTACATTTATTACATTTATTACATTGTTTAGACATTTTATATTTATTGAATAATTTAATATTCAGTTTTTTACGGCTTTAGGGGTTTCCAGCAATTTGGAAGTGTTGCAAGAAATAAATTTCTTACTAGCAATTGTACATTTTAAATGATGAGATAAAAAACTGGCAGGGTATAAATTCATCATTTTTAAGGAGTACCAAATGTTTTTCGTCAATTATCCTTAATTTATTGACGCATATTGCTTTTGTGGTCAATGCAGAGTTTTAACCAAAATTGTAAAGGAATATAAAGAGTGGTCGCAGGAATAACAGCGGCAGCAGTCGTTAAAGTGGCAGTGTTACCAATCATCACATTATAACCATCTTCGTGTTCAGCGGTCTGAGTAAGTTCATTCCAGATATTTAACCAATCACCATAATGACGATCAATTTCCTGTCCACCGATTTCAATGTTAACGTAGTCAATTAAAGCATGACCAACGAAACGAGTCCAGCGAACAGTTCCAGAGTTCATGGATAAACGAGGTAACGAAACCTGTAAATACGCACGGTGGATTAAATCTCCATTACGAGAAACCGTGCAAGAAACCTTGCGTCCAAAATCAACCGTACCATTGAAGGTTTGTTGAATTGATTCGAGAGCAAAGTTGGTATGTCTTCGATCCTTTATACCCTACCTTTCGGTATATTTTATAGGGAGTAGACTATATCTTAAGTTATCATAAGAGTTGATTAAACTCTTCAAACCCACTAGCGTTTAGTCGTTGAACCTTCACCATAGTCTTATCATAACGACAATAGGTGCTTGGCTGCGGATTGTCCAATCCTAAACTTTATTACCATTGGGTACGGCTATTAACCGTGTTCCTCTTATATGTTTCTATATAAGAGTGGTAGTTTAGGCTCTAAGGAGTTTCCCGTCATTTTGGAAGTGTTGCAAATAAAATTATTTATTCACTAGCAAATTTTTTTAAAATTTACTTTTATGTCCTATCAATTAAGACAACCTTGAAAAAGGTAATTTGCCTTCGTGTAAAAATTTACACGGCTGAATAAATCAGCGTACCCTACCTTTCGGTATATTTGTTTAGGGAGTAGACTATATCTTAAGCAAAATTCATTTGAATTTCACCCACTACCGTTTAGTCGTTGAACCTTAAACTTGTTGTAAATATTGTATCGCTAATTTTAATTTCTCTTCCATTGAAATACTCGAAGATACGAAATATTTATTTGGTACAGAAGGGTGATTTTTAATAGTATATCCTTGTTTATTTGAATAATTTATTCTATATATATAATCTGGTAATCCAAAATGTTTTCTTTTTGGTTGCAAGTAATCTTTTTGAAAATTACTAATTTTTTGTTTAGTTTCATATGTTAATTTTTTACCTGTATTTGCTATACGTAATTTTTCTTTTGTTTCATCAGAAACGATTTTACCTAAATTACCTTGTCTAATTTTTTCTATGGTTTCACTTGAAAAAATTCTACCTTTTGCTGAATTAGACATTTTTAATTTAGTTTCTTCTGAAAAAATTCCATTAGCACCACCAGTTTTTAAATTTAACCCATTTGGATATATTGTATTATATTTATTTATCATACATGATTCATAATAATCTAAATATTTAATATCACAAATTAATAAAACTTCAACAATAAAATTGTCAGATTTATATTTATTTATATAATTATTTAATTTTAAACATCCTTCTTTTTTTAAAGAGTTAGCTTCATTTATATGAGCTTTCCATCTTTTTTGAGTACCCCAAATAATGTATTTGTCTTTCCTTTTTACTAAACATTTTGTTTGTCCGATATATATTTTTCCACAAGGTGAAGTTATTTTATAAACTTCACCTTTATTCTGTAAAAAATTCATATATTATGTTTAATAAAATATTAAAATTCAATTTTACAATTTAGTTTCTTGGCTGCGAATTACCCATTTAATCTAAAATCTTAGATTTACCTTAAAAATTTTTACCATACCTAAGTTTTATTCTTAGCCAAAATTTTATTTCTAATATTTTTTGGTATTTTAAGTTTTAGGGTGTTCCCGCAATTTGATAGTGTCGCAAATTAAAATAATAAATTAATATTAATTCACTAGCAGTTGTAATTTTATTCAATGGATAAAAAAACATGGCAGGGTTTTCATTGAATAAATAGGAATACTAACAGATTTTTCTATAACATATCCTAATAGTTATAGCTGACTACTTTTCTTCCCCATTTTATTAAGGATTACCTGAGAGATAAATGTCCTGTGCACCGTACGCTACTAATTGCATAAGACCTCCTGCCATGATTTTTGTTTTTTATAATATCTAAAAAGAAAAAAAATTTTTGAAATTAACTTAATTAATTATTTAATTAAATCAAAAATATAACTTCATTTGTAATTTCTTTATTAGGAATACTTGTTATCCATTTATTAATATATTCTTTTAATGTATTTATTCTTTTATTCCATTCTTCTTTATTATTGATTATATTGTTTCATGTATAGAAAAACATGATTTTATTTTTTTACCATCTAATAAATAATTATCAGGATTAAATCTTATAAATATTATAGGTCTTTGACCAAAATCTATAAATAATTCCATTACACGTTTATTTTCACAAATAGATTCATAACTTGAATGTTGATTTTCATCTACTTCAATTATAATTACGTGTGTTAATAAATCAACATATGCATCAGGTCTTCTTTTTGAACAACCATTATTAACAATTTTATCAAATATAAAATTATATTCGCAAAATTGTTCTTTAATAAAATCAGTAATATAACGCTCTTTTATTTTAAAATTTCTTGATAATTCAACTTCTGGAAATTTATATACAAAACATCTTAAACAATGACCTTTATATATTTTATTAGATACTCTAATTTCATTACATTCTTTACATTTAGGATGAGTAACATCTACCATATTTATTTTACAATGTTGTTTACAGTATATTCCAGTTTTTATATTAGGGTAATTATAACTTGGTCTAGTTATACAATTATCCTCTAAACATCTTTTATGTTTTATATCAATCATATCATTTGTTTTATGATTATAACAAAATTCTTTTACTTTTTTATTAGGTAAATTAAATGATGGTAATATAGTACAATTTTCATATATACATCTTTTTGTTTTAACATTAACCATATCTTCCTTTACATGTTCTTTACAATATACTGCATGTTTTTCACCAAAAACATTATAACATGGTTGTTTAACACAATTTAATTCTAAACATTTCTTAGTTTTTATATCTACCATACCCTCTTTTGCATGTGTTTTACAATATAATCTACTCTTTTCATTGGCAAAATTAAACCCAGGACTTTTTTTACATTTATTCTCAATACAATACATCTAAATAATTATATCTATATTAAAATTTCATTTATTTATTACTCTCAAAATTTATATAAAAACATGTCATATAATTTATGTCATATAAAAATTTATAAAACTTATTTATCTAAATTTATCTAACTAATTAAATTTGTTATAAATTCATCGATTGTATATTTTTTAAATAATTTCTCTGTAAAATACATTGTTAAATATTGAATATATGGCATATAATACACCATAATATCATTTTTATTTTCCAGTAAATCTTTATTTATATCCACTGAAATATAACTTTTATAATTCGTAAAATTATATCTTAAATAAAATGTTTCATTTAATTTTATACCACCCCTATAATCATATTTTTTTTCAGAATAATTACGCATTTTACTATAATTTAATAACGAATAATTATCATCAAATATACAACTATCACTATTACTATTAATATTACTGTTACTATTAATATCACTATTAATATTAGTATCAATGATTTTATTAACAATTTCTATAAAACAATTTTCAGCATTTTTAAATTCACCAATGTATTTATTAATATTCTCAAAATGATTCATATTATATTAAATTGTTTAATTATTTTCACTTTATTTTAAAGTTGTAAAACCAACTAATAATTGTTCATCTAATTTATCTAATTTAATGTCATAACCAAATGAATTCACATATTCTTTAATTAAATAATAATCATTTTCTGATAATTCATGCAAATTACAA